TCACCATATTTAGTAGATCCAGAACCACCACCACCAGCGTAATATCCACTTGCACCAGTGCCTGTGGCTGATGCCCATGTAGACCATGTATTTAAACCAATACCACCAGTAGGTGAACCAGTGCCTGGATTACCAGCTGCTCCAGCACCACCACCGCCACCTCCCATATATGGAGATCCTGTATTAGCAGTTCCTCCAGAATTACCATAACCAGTAGCACCACCAGTATTAGTTTGGTTTGAAGTTCCTGGAGCTGTGTATGCATTATGCACACCAGAACCGCCACCTGAACCTCCTGATTGACCACCGCTACCGTTGGCACCACCTGTACCACCACCGTTAGAGGTTGTAGTATTGAATACGCTATTAGAGCCATTTCCGTTATTACCGCCACCGCCACCGATAGTGACTGTGTAACCTGTGCCTGGACTTACTGTAAATGCTGAGTTATATGAAACACCACCAGCACCTCCACCACCACCACCATTACCTGCATCACTTACAGCACCACCACCTGCACCGCCTGCTACAACTAAGTATTCAATTGAGTAAGGTAACGCTGGCCAGCCAGATGAATTTTTAGCTTGAACTTGAGCAGTTACACTCCATATACCGCCAGCACTTACACTTGATGTTGTAGGAGCTGTTGCTGAAACTCTTCCGCCTCTATATCTAAAAGACATTTAATACCCTTAAGTAATTGCTTCATATGTTGCAACAAAGTTTAATGCACTTCCTGTGCTTGAAATAACACCGACAGATTGATTTTCTGTTACATAAAAAGATGTTGTTTTATCAATCACAGTTAAAGATGCATTTGCTGGTACAGATATTTGATATACTAAATAATAAGGTGTGCCACTACCATAAGTAGCATTATTGGCTATGCCTACCGTAGCCGCTACCGCAGATCCAGTTACATTGGTTACCGTAATTTGTGTTACTCTATTTACAGTATTAGCTGCTGGTGTTAAACCAGTTAACGCTGTTGTTCCGTTAGTTGTCCAAGTAGCAGTTGCAGATGTTGTGCTTGGTATAACATAAGCTGTATTTCCATATATGGACGTTACGTTAACTATATTTGGGTTTGCCATTTATTTCTCCTTAGAATCCGAATATCATAGACATGGCAATCGCCTTACCTGTCGTAGCTACTGATTGACTATTTTGGCTAATAGTACCAGTTACATTTAAGTTGTTATATAAAACAGAATTACCAGCATAAGATAAAGTCATTAATGGACTACGGCTAAAATATCCACCATGATAAAATGTAAGATCATCTGCAACGCCTACAGTAATACGACCATTACCTGTTACATAATCCATGATCGTACCATCTGAATAGCTACTACCAAAGTCACCTAAAGCGTATACACCTCCTGTTAAAGTCATATCACCTACCACTGATGGATCTTGTGTAAGACCTAATGTTTGTGTGATTAAACTTGTATATTCAATCCAAATATTATTTGTACCACTTAATGGTGCAGAACTAAATGTAATTGAATTACCTGATACAGAAAATGATGTAGATGGATTTTGAATAACGTTATCTATAGCAACAATAATAGATGCTGGTGTTGCAATAGGACGTGAGGTTGTAAAAGTAACAGTTGATCCATTACCGCTAAAGTAATCAATCGCTGGTGTAAATCCTTGTGTTGTTACGCTGTTACCTATAAATGCCATATTATGCTGCCAATAAAACAGATGCTATAACGTCACCAGAACTTGCTGCACTGTTCTGAACATATAAAGAATCTGCTGCGGTTAATACAACTCTGTTACCTTGTATTACTTCTAAAGAACCACCGACTGGTACTGTAGCTTGATAAACAAGGTAGTAATTTACAGAGCTTCTAGCAATGTAAACAGATGTTGTGATTGGGGATGTTGTAGTATTAGAAACAATTAAGCTTGCGACAGCTGCAGTCGTTGCAGATGCAACTGTAGTAATTAAAGCGGCTGAGGTGCCAACGTTTTTAGATACATAAGAGGTGTTTGTGTATGTAGCCATTTGTTAACCCATCATAAAAGATAAAAAGTAAGCATCGTCTGCTGTTGCTGCTGAATTTGTTTGCCATGTTGGAGCAGATGCACCATTAGATGTAAATACTTGGCCTGCTGTTCCAGCTGCAGTAATAGCTAATGCTGATCCTGTGGAGTATACAGCACCTCCAGCTATAGCGGTTAAGTTTGCATTAGATCCACCTTTTGCTAGTGGAAGAATGCCTGTAGTACCTGTTGTAAGAGGTAATCCAGTAGCATTTGTAAGTGTTGCTGAAGCTACCGTACCTAATGCTGTTGCATTTCCAGATGCATCTAAATTAACAGATTGTTCAGCTGGATATGTAACAAATACTGTTTGGGTGCCAGAGCTAAAGTTAATCTTAGCTGTAGTACCAAGGCTATTAGAAATGACAGTATCACGAGAAAGGGTTGTACCAGAAGAAGTATATGTACCAATACCTACTTCCCAGTTATTGCCACCTACATCAGCAATGGTATAGAAAGTAGTATTACCATCACCAATTGTTGCAAATGATTGATATCCAGTAACGGCACCTAATAGCGTGACCGTACCAGTACCTGGGGCACTGGCATTCTCAACAACTCTGTCTTTTAAGACTAAAGCCATTTAGAACTCCTTAGCCCGAAGCAGATAAAGTGTATGTTACGTTGATTGTATCGCCTGATGTTACAGTTTTAGAACCTGCAGTAAAGTTACCTGCAGAGAATAAAGTACCTGTTGTATTATCAATCGCTGTTGAACCACCGATATTAATGAAAGCACCATATACAGTACCAGAACCAGTCATGCTGAATGTTACAGCTGCACTTGTTGTAAGTACTGATGGGTTAGCATTTGTAGCTGCTGAGAAGCTTGGTGTCTTTCTAGTACCAGAGTATGTAGGAGCGTTTGCATTACCAGCTTCTAACCAACCTGCATGAGATGCTTGTGTGTCTGTGTAAGCAGGTGTTGATGAACCACCAGATGCTGCCATTAAACCCATCACAACTGCACCACCACCTGTGTTAGCAAAGTATGAATTTAATAGGTTTTGACGGCCTACGTTTGTTGTTAAATTCTCAATTGAATCAGACCATTTTAAGTTACCTTGAGCATCATAGCATTCTGCTGTGTAGGTACCTTCTAGTCCAATGATTTCTGTGTGACCAGCATTTCGGACAACGGTTGCATCAACGCTATCGCCAATTATGGTCTTGTCAATATTACTCATAATTACTCCTTAACTTATTCTTAAAATGGCACTTGTTGAATTTGCCGCTGGGAATTGCACTGTAAAACTAGTTGTTGCTGTTTTATCAGAACCAAAATTCAATACAAAACAAGCTGCATTTGTAGTGCTATTATAAACTAAAGCACCCCTACAAGTAAAATTTGCTGGGCTCCATGTAACGTTAGCGAACGATACATAGGCTGTATTGTCAGTTGTATCTGAAAGTATTGTTGTTGGGGTTAAAATTATGCCCCCAGCAGTGTATCCTGAGCCCGTAACCTCATTATCTGTGGTATAGGCAGTAGTAGTATCATCTAAGTCTGCTAATGCGTTATAGAGGGCTATTTTATACACATATGGTGTACCTGCATTAAAGTTCTCAAGACCTTTTAATAGGTTAGATTTAAATACTGTACAAGCGGTTTGAACGATCATGAATTAACCCTAAGTTTAGTCTGACCATCACGGTAAGCATCACCTCTTTCAAGGCCATCACCAAGACGTTTAAGCTGTTGCATAGCTTCTTGATACTTATCTTCGTAGTTTTTAATAACATCTGGCTCTTGTTTTTGGAAGATCATAGCTTCACGCATTGCACCATAAAAGAACACTGGGTCATAGTTATCACCTAACCATGAAGTTCCTGTGGTATTAGATACTGCATTAACAGTAGCAGTAAATCCAGAACCAGCACCACCCAAGCTTGCTGTAGATGCACTTAATACATTATTTACTACATAGAACTGACCACCTTCATTTAAGGTCACAGAGCTAACATTTCCAGAAGAATTGACTATAATAGTAGCTGTAGCATTAGATCCAGATCCTCCAGTTAAGGCTACATTTTCATATATACCAGGAACATATAATGAACCTACTGTAGTGATAGCTATTAATGTAATTTGTCCTTGCACAATAGTAGGTGGATAGTAGTTATAGTGCAATTCAGCAGTATAGCTTGCATCAGGTGTTGGACCTAAAATTAGTGACAACTCATTAATATCAGTATATTGTGATCCAAACACAGCATAATGTGTTGGAGTTCCTGTAGA